GTTTACCTGTTACCAAGTCTCCTGATGGTGCAGTTGTACCGAACTCATAGTCTTTACTGCTAATTTTTGCAACTGTTCCTGAAACGTCTGCAACTTCAAAATTACTGTAGTTACCTACTGCTATTTTAATTGCTGAGTTTATGTTAAATACACTACCGCCTACACTACCGTTAGATACGTTAATGTCTTTACCATCACTTGATGTAAGTGTTACTTTACCAGCAACGTTAGATGCTGTTACAGTTGTTGCAGAAGCAGATGCTAATGCGTCATTGATGTCTTGTACAATGTCATCAACACTACAATTACCGTCACCACTTGTATCAGTATTAAATTTAACGTCAATGTTTGTTGAACTGTTGTTAATATTTAATCTTATACCGTAGTCTGAACCGCCAGTTTGTTGACTGACTGCTGTATCTGTAATTGCGGCTGAACTTTGTACTACTAAACTTGATTGACCATTATGTCTTCTTAATGCAAATCTACCATGTACGTCTGCATCAACTTTGTTACCTGAATCATATTCTACAAAGAATGTGCCTGCACTAGGTGTGGCTCCAATACTTGTACTTGCATAAGCCTCTGCAGAGTTCAAATATCCTTCTGCTGTTGTGCTTACAAATGATGCTGTTGATGAGTTGTATACTTTAAGTCCGTATTTTAGACCACTTGCCGCAGATGTTGTTTGAACAAGTAAGTCACTATTTGCAAGTGCACCATTGTCCTTCTGTGCTGTTGGTCTATTTAAATGTGTTGAGAACTGGCAATCTACGCCTGTTGTTCCCTCAAATGCAGTTGCGTCTGTGAATTCTGTCCATACTGAAGATGCTTTTTTATAGTAAACAATTTCTGCTGTTGCTTTACCATTTGCGTCTATTCCTAAGACACCGACATCTCCATTTTTTCCTACTGATGGTTTTGGTAACCCACCACTAGTGATTTCATCTTTAGCAAATATTTTGACGTCTGTGACTTCTGCATACTTGGCTGTAGATGTATTATATTCAAAGATACCCCACTTTGTTGCACTTGAATCTACCCAAATGGTAGCATCTGCTGGATCGGCCGATGGTGCGTTTGTTAATGGTTGCAATTCGTCTAGGTCTACGTTTGCTCTAAGAACGTATGCTCTTGAAGCCAACCCTAGGAAACTGTGTGCGGCTAATAAACCGTACTCGTTTAATTCGTAACCATGTTGTGGAGTTCCTCCTGTGCTGTAGAATTTTGGATTTCCGTATTGCTGTAACAATTCTCTCTGACTTGTGATTAAGTAAAGTTGGTTATCCGTTGCAGATTTGGAGTAAGGTGCTAGACCTGAACCATCTGGGTTGGATTTATTCTTTGCTGTTGCGATCACAATCAAAGGTACTGTGCCAGGTCCGCCGGGCGAATAAAACGATTCGTCCGATACTGAAATGTCTACACCAGGTGATACTAATGTTGCCATATTTTTCTCCTATTATACCTTAATTGGTTACATGTATTTATTAAAAAATGCAATAATTAGGGTATTATAAAAGTAGCAATTCGGCCAAAATAAGAAAAAGAGATAAATAAGGTCTTAAATTATTTCTATGTTGTTTTCCATGAATATTTCAGGTTTTTGTGGAAGTTTTTCTAGTACATTATCTATTTGAGCAAATAAATCTTCTTTTGTACTATCATTTTTTACTACAAAATCAATCTCGCAACCTATCCAATCCCATTCACTTGTATGGATATGTTTGAAATCTCTTGTCATTATGTGTTTTGCAACGGCATCGCCTTGGTTAGCCTTAAGAGCAATAGCATACCATTCTGGTTTTTCGTCTCTTTCTACCAGTATGACAGTACCTTTGATTGCTCTAATTAGATTTACTTCATTTTGAAATCTGCAATCACTAATAACCACACATTCATTTTGACTATGTAGTTTTCTTACTCTATATTCTAAACTGCTTATCCAAATGTTTTGATCGAAATGATTACGCATAACATCTGTGCCAACTAACTGCAATGCTAGTCTTGGTGTGAAGTTAGGTATGTTTAGTTTTTTGCTCCAGAAAATATCAACTGTTTCTCTGAATGCTCTGCTTTCGTCAGTTTCGCCCTCTAGTAAATCTCTATGCCAACCAAATACGTTAGCACATAAGTCTTTAAGAGGTCCTGCAAAAGAAGTTGGAATACATCCTTTAGTTGCCAAATATTGTGCTACGGTGTTTTTTCCCGAGCCTATATTTCCTAGTAATCCTATTGTGTTCATTTATCCTATAACAAAACCATAATTCTTGTTGCCTTCTTCCATGTTAATTATTGATAGTAGTAATCTTTCCTTCTCAGTCATGGCCTCTTGCTTTAAAGCATCGCCATTTAATTGTACTGAGCCCTGTGGTCCTGGTAAGCCTGAAGCATACTTACTTCTTGCTTCTCCTAGCATCATTTTTGCTTCTGCTAATGCCCAGTCTGCCATCCAAGGTCTGGAATATTCGTTTTCTAACAAGTTATGTTCTGGAACTAAATTGGAAACTTGAATCATTATATCTTCTGTTACAGAAATTTTTCTTAATATTTTTAATACTTTGGTATTTGTGTTAAACGTAAAGTCATAATCACCACCAAATATTCTATTAAGTGTTTCTTTGTATTGAGTAAATGCGTCATAATTAGCAAGTCCGCCAACAACACCAGCATTTATAAGATAAGTGTTTTGAAATGCAACGTCAAAAGGATCAAAGTTTGTACCAGTACCTATGTTACCACCACCAACACCTCTACGATATACTCTTCTTATGTTAAGAATTTCGCCAGGCAATGTGTATTCTTGTACATCTGGTTCTGTTTGCAAAAAAGCATAACTTTCTTCAACAGCAGAATCACTCCTACTTCTTAAAGTTTGTATTGCTCTGTCTATTGCTAGGTTATAGTGTTCTGGATCTAACTCAACATCAATCATTCCGTCACCTAGACGCAATTTAATCTCTGTTATTAGTTTATCTCTAGGGGTCTCTGTTGCACTCATACAACTATTTATCAAAAAGTTCTAAGTATTATTGTATGCTCGTTGAATCTACCGTTTAATTTAGTTGGTGTTGTAGTAAGATCTTCATATGATTTCTTACATTTTAGTTTACCGGCATCAAACCCTTTTATCATTTCTGCTGGTTTTCTTAATGTTTTTTGTGTGCTTGATTCTGTACAGAAGTCTTGTAATGTTGTACCTTTAATCATTATGCCTGTGCCTGCTCTTTGCATATTCCTAGGATCAACATTTTGTGCTTTATACACACCTATCTTTCTTGTTTTAGTGTTGTACACCCAAACTTCATTTGCATATACAATGTCAGTAGGTGGTAAACTTGCCAGTCCTAATTCTGGACAATTTATTGCATACTTTAATTTCTTTATGATAGCCTCTTTAGACCGTGCTTTAGGCTTACGAGCCTTGCGTGTAGTCGCTTTTGTGGCAATAATAGTATCACAAGCAGTATTAATCTTTTCAAACACTTGTAAGAACGCCTTACGCATTTTTACATCGAAGTGTCCGTATGCCTCTTTTAGGTCTTCGTCCTTCCATTCTACAACTTCAAGTGCTTCTTGATGTTGTGCTTCAAAACCTTCCTTAATTATTTTTGCATGTGGTCCCTTTATTTCAGGTGTGTACTTTAACATGTCTTTATAAGGGTCAAAATCTTTAATTGTTTTGTCACCATCGACTAGTTGGTCTAGGAAGTATTCAAAATCTCCACATAAAGCAGTAACTTGTTCTTTCATTCTATCCTGAATGCTTATAACAGGCTTTGCTTTTTTCTCTTCAATTTTATGTTTCTTCTCTTCAAGACATTTTTTACCACGTGTTATCCATTCAGATTTCCTTTTTTCGTAGTGCTCTCTAATCTTCTCCGGCATATACCCTAATTTATGATGTATGTATATTGATGTAGCATATGAACTAAATGCCCAGTCTGGATTAGCAAGAATAATTTTTATTTCTTTTTTATCCCAGCCTGAATGTGTCTTGATCCACTCTTTGACAATCGGCATTGATTTTGTTTTATTGATTTCTGTGCGAACAAAGTATTCGCAACTGCGAAATGCTGTTTCTTGTTCTGCAAGGTCTGTAAGAAGTTTTAACTCCTTCCATACAGGTTCCTTTGTAACGTAAACTGATCTAATTTTCTTTCTAGCCATACCAATAATTACTCATTTTAAAAACTATATATAATTTTTCTGGCAAAAACCGTGTCAAATAGAATCTTTATGTAGGTCTACGGTCCTAGAATTAGGATCACCTTTCTTAGGCTTGCCCATTGACCAAAGTTTATCCCACATGAGACTTGCACCAAATCTAGAGCCTTCTTTAAATCCAATGTTGTAAGAAGAATACCCTACACCAACTATACATATACCAAAAATTACATAATACCCTATATCCATGAATACATAATAACAAAATTCTTATCCGTTGTCAATCTGATAAATAGTGTTATGCCTAAAATAAGTTTATGGAACCCAGTTAAAAAGAACGATTATAAGTTTGTTGACGGAATTGTGGCGGAAAATATTTATGTTGGTGGCACTGGCGTTAATGTACACAAATATTTGGGTGTACACGATCAGGGTGATACTAAAGATTTTACACAACCTCAAGAAGGTAACAGTTATAGTTCGAACGGTAATGAAAAAACAAGCGAAACTTTTATACAAGATGTGCTATTTTTAGAAAATAGGGACAGAAAGTATAGTGATGACATATATGAACTGCGAGGAACATACAATGTTAGTGATTCTGATTTTGATTTGACACAATTTGGTATGTTCTTGCAGAATGATACCTTGTTTATAAACTTTCATATAGATACTATGGTATCAACAATAGGTAGAAAACTAATGGCAGGCGATGTAATAGAATTGCCTCATTTAAGAGATGACTTATTACTTGATGATCGCAAAGATGCCATAAACAGATTTTATGTTATTACAGACGCAAGTAGGCCTTCAGAAGGATTTGATCCAAATTGGTGGCCTCATATGTGGAGATGTAAACTAGGACAAATAAGCGACAGTCAAGAATACAGAGATATTATTGGCTATGGCGACGAAGAAGACGATTTACGAAATATTATCAGTACATATAAAGATGAAATTGATATTTCAGATGCTATTGTACAACAAGCAGAAAATAATGTTCCAAATGATCCGTATTATGCCGATGGTGCTCATTTATATGTAGACGAAAATGCCAAAGGCAAACCGTTTATTGGCACAATAGAGGGAGCACCAAACGGTGCCCAATTATTAGGAAGTGGTATAACTTTCCCATTATCAGCAGTAGACGGAGATTATTTTTTACGAACTGACTTTAATCCAAGTAGAATTTTTAAGAAACAAGGTACTCGTTGGGTCAAAGTTGCAGATGATAGTAAACGAGTATTCTCAAGTGCAAACAGAATACTTGATGGCTTTATAAATAACAGTACACAGACAACAAACACTGATGGTGCTGTAACAAGTGAAAAGGTTAACCTAAGTAAAGTTGTTAAACCTAAGACGGATAATTAATTATGCAGTACTGGTATGACGAACAAGTTAGAAGATATATTCTACAATTTATTAGAATATTTCATGCATTCAAAGTTAAAGAAGGTAGCAGAGACGGTGACGATGTAAGATATAACACCGTGCCAATTAGATATGCAGATCCAAGTAGAATGGTTTCTCATATACTACGACAAAATTCAGAAAATGTGATTAATAGTACACCTTTTATAGGTGTTAGTATTCAAAGTTTGCAGATTGCTAGAGATAGAACACAAGATCCATTCTTTACAGATACTAAAAGTATTACGGAAAGAAAGTTCAACGAAGATACACAAAGTTATGATTCTACGCAAGGCAATCAATATACTATTAACAGATATATGCCGGTTCCGTATAATCTAACTATGCAAGTTGATATATGGACACCTAATACTGATACTAAATTACAACTTATGGAACAAATTTTAGTACTGTTTAATCCAACAATACAATTACAACAAAATTCTAATCCATTTGATTGGACTCAAATTGTTGAAGTTGAATTAACAGACATACAATTTACTAATAGAAGTATTCCAGCAGGTGTTGATGAGCAAATAGATGTATCCACATTGACTTTTCAACTACCCATATGGATTAATCCACCTGCTAAAGTCAAAAGACAAAGCATTATACACGAGATTCACAGTAATATTATTACTGACTTTGGTGGTAATGCATTAAGCGAAATAGGTTACGACGAAGATATACAAGACTTTTTTAGAAGTTTTGACATACAGTCTAGATTAATTGTAACACCAGGTAATTATAAAGTTAGTGTACTTAATAGTGCTGTAACACTTTTTGATTCCGCAGGTGTTAATAAGCAAAGTTGGACGCCTTTATTAGAAATGTATGACAAAGAATTAAAAGACAATACCAGTTTAATCAAATTAAAAAATACAAATGACATGGACGATGACTCACAGGACTTAGCAGGAAGTATTGCTAAAAATCCAAGTGATGATACTCAGTTAATTTTTAATCTTGATACCGACACATTACCTGCATCTACTATAGGTAATATTAATAAAATAATTGATCCACAAAAGAATGTTCCAGGAGATGGAACATTAGACAACTTATCAATAGGACAAAGATACTTAATAACAGAAGACTTATCAAGTTCAGGGTTTCCTGAATGGAACATAAATGCATCTGCAAATGATGTAATAGAGTTTGATGGAACTAAGTGGAGTGTTTCCTATGATGCAAGTGCCAACTCTAATAGTACAGCAATTACAAAGAACTTAAATACAAGTAAAGTATACAAATGGAATGGTAACACATGGCTGAGCATCTACGAAGGGGAATACAATCCAGGGTATTGGACTCTAGTCCTGTAGAACCATTTAGCGGTATAGTTGGTGTAGGAACAATTTTCCTAGCACTAGATACCGAACGTGTACTTTTACAATTCAGAAACAGCGACAAACGACACAAACACACTTGGGGATTTTGGGGAGGACTTGTTGAAGCCGGAGAATCTCCGTATGAAGCATTAACCAGAGAACTAGATGAGGAGTTAGGATTTGTGCCAGACATAAACAAATTGAATCCAATTGATGTATATCAAAGTAAGGATAAAAATTTTATGTATTATAGTTTTGTTGCAGTCATTGAACATGAATTTATGCCAAATCTAAATGGTGAAAGTTGTGGTTATGCTTGGGTGGATATCGGTACATGGCCGAAGCCATTGCACGAGGGTGCCAGAGTTACTTTAAATTATAATAAAGGTAACGACAAACTTAATACAATTTTAGATTTACATAAATGTCAGATATAATAGATTTTAAAAAAATACGTTTAGAAACGTTTCTTATAAAGTTTGCAAAGTCAAACGAAATCCCTGTTGAGTTTATTGATGGTACTATTAATGTAGATGCTATGTATAACACATACAAAGATAGTATTTCTGAGTATCATTTAAAATTATTAAATAAAGTCAGAAGGATACTTGCTAGTAGATTGCGTAAAAGCCAGGAAAGTATTTACGAAGCATTTATGGAAGAATATATGCACTTCTATCACAACCAATGTACTAGAGAAGACCAATGGCGTTATCCTTTAATTATGGCCAACTATAGAGCAAACTTAAATCCAATAAGAGCAA